CTATATCCTTTATCTTCAGCTCTTTATCCAAGCCGTCCATGTAATTCAGTATGGTGATAACTGCATTCACTTCATCTTGTGCGATGTCGTCATTGACTCTTAATTCTTTGTACATCTTACTTACTCCTTAAGTGGAGAGCCACACCATGTGGCTCTCTTTGGTTATATATCAATCCTTCGGATTGATACACTCTCCGTCTAACATGATAGACAAGAAGCCTTTCGACTCATCGTATCTCAAGTCAGCCATAGCACGCTTAGGATCAGCACACTCCATGTATTCAGCAATACTCTTGTACTGTGAATACATCTCGTACCGCGTCCAAGCCATACAGCCTCTACGCTTAGGGTTAGTCACGTAGGACAGGACATGCGAGCTATCAACTTTAACGTCGTTGATTAAGACGCTTACTTCTTTAGACATAGTTGTCTCCTTATTGAGGTTTGGAAACATTCCAAACCTTCGTCGTATAAGTGGCCATCATGTCAATTGACATCTTTGGACTCACTTATAACTGTAGCACAGATTTCTTGGGGTAGAATACATTGTACATTTAATTTTGAGAACAGATTTCTTGGGGTAGAATACATTGTACATTTAATTTTGAGAACAGATTTCTTGGGGGGTACATAACAAACATTACATCCTGTGTAAAGAAGTTGTGTACTTCAAGCCCACAATATGTTATAATATACTTATGGCCGGAATTGCTGAAAACACATACCGCGAAACTACTGCTGCAGATATCGACTACGTGTCGACACCTACGGCTAAGTTGTTTCATGCGAGTGACTCATTTATAAGGACTATCATAGGTCCTATTGGTAGTGGCAAATCAGTGGCTTGTTGCATCGAGATACTAAAGAAAGCGATGGAACAAAAGTCTTTCTTTGGATACCGTAAGTCTCGGTGGGTAATTATAAGGAACACCTATCGAGAGTTGATAGATACGACGATGAGGACTTGGTTTGATTGGATTCCTCAATCAGCGGGTCTTATGAAGAAACAAGACATGGAATTTGTGATGGAGTTCATGATGCCTGACGAGACAATCGTAAGGTGTGAGATACTCTTCAGGGCGCTTGATAGGCCAAACGATATTAAGAAGCTCTTGTCGCTTGAATTGACAGGTGGCTGGATAAACGAAGTAAGAGAAATACCTAAGCAGGTCTTAGACATGTTAGTCGGACGGGTAGGAAGGTATCCGGGAAAGAGGGCAGGAGGTCCTTCTTGGTGGGGTGTAATCATGGACACAAACCCTCCTGACAGTGATCACTGGTACTACGTCATGTTTGAGGAGAACTTGCCAGAGAATGCTGAAATCTTTCATCAGCCAAGTGGAATGAGCACAGAGGCCGAGAATGTTGAAAACTTGCCGGAACTATACTATGAAAACATGCAGTCCGGTAAGGATATGGAATGGGTCAAAGTATATGTTCATGGGGAGTATGGTTTCGTGAGTGACGGCATGCCTGTAGTACCTGAATTTAAGGACCACGTACACATTTTAGAAGAAAACCATGATTACGATAAGAGACACCGACTCTATATTGGAGTTGATTTTGGTAGGACTCCAGCTGCGGTGTTTGCCCAAGAAATCGCTGGCCAAATGATCGTATTCGATGAGTTAGTTACGTTTGGTGTATCCGCAGTTACGTTTGGTCATCTCCTTAAAGAGCGTATTATGGGCCACTACGCAGGAGCCGAGTTAATAGCTACCGGAGACCCTGCTGGAGATAACCCAGGTGAACAGATAGACGAGACGTGTATAGAGATATTACAGAACTTAGGGATACCGATAGACCCTGCTCATACGAACAACTTTAGCATTCGCCGCAACGCGGTGGCTAAGCCTCTCTTGGCTCTTAACATGAACGGAGAGCCTCAGTTAGTTGTTAGTCCCCGTTGTACTATGCTAAGGAAAGGTCTCACAGGTGGTTATAAGTACATGCGTGTACAGACTAGTGGCGAGAAGTTCCAGAACAAACCAGACAAAAGCAAGTATTCCCATGTATGTGAAGCTCTGCAATATTTATGTTTAGGAGCGGGATATGGGTACGACGTAATAAGTGGTGCTGTAGACTCTAGTAAGTTTACCGTGAAGGGTTCTCTTGGATTCAGCGCTAGCCAACGTAAACAGATAAGGCATGACTTGCCAGCAGGGTACCAATAATGAAAATGCCGATGCACAAGAAGAAAATGAAGAAGAAAGTGTCTAAGCGTAAAACAAAGCGCAACTCAAGAAAGGTAAAACGTGGTGCCTAGTAGTATAACGACAAATGATGCTCTAATACGCAAACTGAAGAAACGGTTTGATGCGGCCTATACGAATAGTCAGGTCGTCCGTGGTGTATGGAACGAATTAGAGCGCTTTGTAGTGCCTTACCGTGGACGTATGTTTCAGTCAGAAACGAGTGAAGGTAGTGTTGAGTGGGACAAATATAACCACTATGATGATACTGCAGTTATTGCGGCACAGACGCTAAGCGCTTCTATGCACGGCGCGATTCTGCCTTCTCTGCAGTGGTTTGATCTCGTATTTGACGATGCTGAGATACAGGATAACGAAGAGAACAGCAATTGGCTTGCTGATAGCGCACGCAGAATTTATGATGCACTTAAGGACAGCAACTTCTCCTTGGAAGCTGATGAATTGTTCATTGATCTAACCGGCTTTGGCCATGCGTTTATGATTAGTGAAACTGAAGGTTTAGAGGAAGAAGAGCTCTCTTTCACAATGATTCCGATTAAAGAGGCGGTATTTGAAGAAGATTACAGAGGAATGCCTCACTATTTCTTCAGAAAACTGCAATGGACACCGGTTAAGATAGTGAGTAAGTTTGGGTACGATAATGTACCAGAACTGGTCCAAAAGAAGTATGACAATGATGAGGCTCAAGATACTCGCATTGATGTCATTTTTGCAATTTATCCAAGAAATTTGGATGAAGAAGCTGATACCTCAAAGCCTCTTAGCCCTACTGAGCGTCCTTGGGGTCATACATACTTTTTACACCAGTCAGAAGAGAGAGTCGGTAAAGAGGGCGGCTATTACGAAATGCCTGTATATTCAGTGCGTTGGCGTAAAGTTTCCGGTTCTCAATGGGGACATGGACCGGGTCACATAGCACTTGGTGATATAAGACAGCTTAATCAGCACCGGTTGATGCGAACTCGGGCAATTGAAAAAGCTATCGACCCGGCGAATGTCACTACTGAACGAGGCTTAATGTCTAATTTAGATCTTGGGCCGAGAGGATTAACTGTATTACGGAACATCGACGACCTCAAACCGTATGAATCTCGGGCAAACTTTCAAGTATCGGCAGAAGAGCTCGCACTCCTTCAACGGTCGATTAAACAAGCGTTTCGCACTGATCAGCTTGAATTGAAAGAATCCCCAGCTATGACAGCGACCGAGGTTCAAGTAAGATACGAGTTAATGCAAAGACTTCTCGGCCCAACTTTATCTCGGCTTAAGGTTGATTGGTTAGATCGTGTAATTCAGACTGTATTCGATATAGAATTTAGAGCCGGTAGGCTCAAAGAGAAACCTGCTGGTTTAGAAGAATTAGATCCGAAGATTAACATAGAGTACGTAGGTTCTATGGCTACAGCTCAGAAAGCTCAACTTGCAAATGAGGTTCTAGGATGGGCTGGTCAAATGGGTGAACTCAGTCAGATGTATCCTGACCTTAGATATGTGGTGAACGACGATGAACTTGGTAGGTTGGTGGCAAGACTTAAAAATATCCCTGAAAAAGTCATCAATGGCAAAGATGAGGTTAAGAAACAAAAAGCTGAGGACGCTAAGAAAGCACAAGAAGCACAAGCAATTGAAAGCCAACGCGCGGGCGGCGAAGCGATGGAGGCTCAGGGTAAGGGCCAAGCGGCTCAACAGGCTGCGGTACAAGGAGCTCAATGATGAACGAACAGATACAAAAACTAATAAAAAGACAGGAGCGCTTTAACACACTTTGCCGCAATGTATTTGGATCGGCGGAAGGAGCGGAATTAATGCTTCTCTTGGAAACACTGTTCGTTGATATTCAGCTGTTCAATTCCGATGAATTAATTATGACGTATAACGTCGCACAACGAGACTTGATCATGGAGATGAAGTCTCATATTTCACAACCTATAGAGGAAGTCTAAGATGCCGCTTAGTCAAGAACAATTAGAAACGTTTCCAGAGTCCGTAAGGGACTGGGATGAAGTAAAGAACTCAGATTCGCCAGAAGTAGTCTGGGATCGTTTGGGTAACATGCGTAAGAAAATAGGAACTGGTTTGTATGCTCCCAGTGAAGACGCTGGGGATGAAGACAGAGCTAAGTTTATTACTAGAGCCGTAGAGCTTTCAGACGGACGTCTGATGCCAAGGCCAGACCTTGAAAATGAAGAAGAACGCAAAGCGCTATACAAAGCTCTTGGCACGCCAGACGATGCAACAGGGTACGAATTTGCAGAAGTAGAAGGTTCTGAGTTAGATGACGAGCGCAAGTCGTTCATTGCTAAAATAGCGCTTGAAACGGGGCTTACTAAAGCACAGCTAAAGAAATTAGATCAAGAGTTAAGAACTCGTGAGGCTTCTTCTTTGGAATCACTCAAAAATGACCAGACTTCTAAGTTAGGCGAGCTAAGACAAGAATGGGGTTTATCCTTTGAGGATAGAGTTCATCAGGCTAAGAAAGTAGCTGAAATGTTTTTTCCGCAGTTAAGTAAAGAAACCAACTTTTCTGCAGCTGAATTGAAGTCTTTTCACTCTATTGCTAAGCAATTAGGTGGCCAAAAAGAATTTGGTTCTCAAGGAGATCAGGCTAATATCGACAACACACCTGCCGATGCAAGAGCCAAGATTGCAGAAATTCGCAATAACCCTGAGCATCCTTACTTTGATCATAACAAGCCTGGGCACAACGGTGCTCGGGCTAAAATGCGGGATCTTTATAAGATTGCGAATAACATCCAGTAGGAGGATATCCCGAAAGGGTCCCTCGTAGTCCTACACAAATACGTCCGTGTGGCAAGCGGGTATCGTAAAAGCCATAATTTTAACTTAACGCCAGGAGAACTAAAAATGGCAATTACAATTGACAGTGCCTTCATTGAAGAGTACGAAGATAACGTTCGGCATTTAGCCCAACAGATTGGTACACGCTTGCGCCCATATGTTTATGAAGTATCTAGTGGTGGTGAGGCTTACAACTTTGAGCGCTTAGGTAAAACTGACGCCGCAGAGAAGATTGGACGCCGGGTCCCTACTGCTTACATTGATGACGATTGGTCACGCCGTGTAGCAGTACCAAAAACGTTTAATCACACTATGACGATTGAACACGAAGACAAGGTACAAATGCTTGTTAACCCTGAATCCAACTATGCTTATAACCAAGCACAGGCAATGCAGCGTGAAGTTGATGCGCTCATTATTCAAGCCTGTTCTGGCGATGCGTTAGACGGTGATGGCGTAGCAGTACCGATTCCTGCAAGTCAGATCATCGGTGATGGCACCGCTCCTATTAGCTTTGACTTGATCACTGCTTCTCAAGAGCAGTACATGACTGATGAAATCATGCCTGACGAAGAAAAATGTATGGTTGTTGGTCCTACACAGGTTCGTAAACTCATGCAGCTGACCGAGCAGACATCGTCTGATTATGTACAGGTGCAGGCTTTACAACGCTATGGTATCGTTCCTAACTGGCTAGGTTACAAATGGATTGTATCTAATCTGCTTGAAGCCCCCGCGGCCGGTGAGCTTTACTGCTTATCGTTTACTCGCAAAGGTCCAGCTTTGGCTGTTAACCAAGACACATTTACTCGGATCGGTGAAAACTCTTCTATGAGCTACATGTGGCAAGTGTTTAGCCAATGGACAATGGGTGCTACCCGTGTTGAAGATGAACACGTTCAGCTCATCCACGTTGCGGATACCCTGTAATCGGATAGGAGGCTTCCTTTTGGAAGCCTCCTTTGGAGAACAATATGGCACACACATTTTCTATTAACGTAAACGCTAATGACTCTAAACAGAGTGCAACACACGATAGTATTCTTTCGCCTGTGCCTTCTAAAGGTTTGAATCTATTCATCACAGATGGTGTGGACTTGTATAGGCAAGTAGAGATTTTCACTGCTTTTAAGTTTCTACTCAAGGGTATACGCGATCGTAACTATTGGTCAGATAGGATTTTTCCTGCAGGCACGCTATATTCAGGCGTTCCTATTGGTAATGCTACTACTACTTTACGAAGGACATCTATAAACTCTGGCGATGTATTGGTAGACGATCATATTGCTATTGGTATTGGCCCTGACTTAAGAGTCTCTATTGTGGAAGGAGCCCCGGATATGACTATCATATACGAGGCATTTTTCGTGCGACTCATAGACTTTGCCAAAGAAAGTGGCATCTTTAAGTACGATGGTGCGGCTCCGTGGGATAATGTTTTACCGCCAAATACGGCGTTTGAAATAATTCCTACGGCTTCTGGTTACAGCCCCGGCGAATCCGGTACATACACTATTCAGCCACTTCGGTTTGATGCGGTGCCTATGGAAGCCCATACGGTACAAGGAACATTTGCCACAGAAGCTGATTTGATTGATGCACTTACTCGCAATACACCTACATCATGGAAACCTTATTACAAGGTTTATGATTATGCAGGACGTATGTTTATTAACTCTGTAATTGATATAGCATCTCATGATGAGTTCCAACAAACTTGGGTTGCTAGTTAATGCATGTTAATGACCTTAAGCACGCCGCTCTGTTAACCTTATTAGGGTTGACAGAGGGGCATGTTTCTGATTTAGAAGGAGCTTGGCTTGAAACACAAGGAGCTGAGAGCTTTAATGACTTAGCTTACAAGGCAGGCTTTGCAGGACCATCTGAATGGCTGTCTTCTCTTGGTTACACAGGCCATATCAACGATCAGTGGTACCAATACTGGTTAGCCGGCGGCGGTGGTGGTACTCCTCCTGTTGATAACCCAATTGAAGATAGGTTTGGCATTTTTATAACTGATAGAAACTCTGAAAACATTTTAGCGAGATAACTCATGGCAGAAATTTACAATTTAACAGATTTATGGGACAATATTTTAACGCATTTTGATGCTATTAAAATGAACGTTACTAACACAGCCTCTTCAGAAGGGTCTCTCTTGTTAAACTTGCAAGTCGACTCTGTTTCAATGCTTAGATTAGAAGCTAACGGCACTTTGTTATTTGGCCCTGACGCTGTAAAAGGTATACAATCTTCTGGGGCTAACATTTCGTTTTTTGGAGAAAACACCTTTTTCTCTAACGGCGGGGTACAAATTGGCCCGTTTGTAGATTCATGCCATATTAATAGAACTAGCGCTGTGTCTACAGACGCTCCTACGTATTCGTGGAGTAACGACAAAACAACAGGGTTAGGTCGCTCAGGAGAGGGCCAGGTGCTGTTAATAGCCTTAGGTAAAGAAGGTTTAAGGGTTGAAAGCGACTTGAATGGGGCCACGGGGGCTTACGTTTCGATTCCTGATATTGCTACGGCACCTGTTACTCCACCTGTAGGAAGAGGATTCATGTATGTTGAAGCCGGTGCTCTTAAATATATGGGATCTTCAGGTACTGTTACTGTGATCGGTGTTGCATAATGCATGTAAATGACTACAAATTAGAAACACTCAAGATTGTATTGGCGAAGTCTACTACAATCGATGACGGTGAATACGAAACAGTGTTATTAGGAATACCAGGTGATCCTGATAATAGGCAGATAAATGATCTGTGGTCTGAGTACTTAGAAAAAGAACACGGTCTGACAGGACATGTTAATGATACTACATATGAGTATCTTTTATCACAAGGGTTTACAGGTGCTACTGACGACATGTGGTACTTATTTTGGAAAGAATTGACAGGATTTGAGCCAGTGCCCAGAGTTATATACGAATTTGAAATGCCAGGAGGAACAATTGAGAATTATCAATTTGATTCTTTTGGTGACTACCAATTACAACTACCGGTGATTTAAATGCCTTTGCTTACAGATACCCCATTAGCTACATCGATTGAAGCCGGAGATGTTACTCCTATTAAGAGAGGAGTAGGGCCCGGTTCTGATATGCACATTGATACTAATCTTCTTGTAGGGCCTGAAGGGCCTGAAGGTCCCGCGGGTGCAACTGGCTCCGCAGGACCCGAAGGACCTACAGGTCCCGCAGGTCCTGATGGTGCCGATAGTGTAGTACCTGGACCACAAGGTATCCAAGGAGAGGTAGGTCCAGTAGGGGATACAGGGCCACAAGGTGACCAAGGTATTCCTGGCTTAGATGGAGCGGATGGTGCCGATAGTGTAATACCTGGCCCCATAGGACCTGATGGTCCAGAAGGCCCACAAGGTATTCAAGGTGATACCGGTCTTACGGGAGCCGATGGTCCTACAGGGCCAGCTGGAACGCCAGGTGCTACGGTGTTAAATGGAATTGTAGACCCTGTTGCGGGAGACGGCATAGACGGTGACTTCTTTATTAACACGGCTACTGACTTCATATTTGGACCAAAATCTGGAGGAGCATGGCCAATGCCAGGGACCTCTGTAGTTGGCCCGGCAGGGGTCACAGGTCCTGCAGGTCCAGATGGTCCAGAAGGTCCAGAAGGTCCAGATGGCCCACAAGGTCTTTCAGGTGACGATGGCACTAATGGAGCGGATGGAGCGGATGGGGCGGCCGGTCCTCCAGGTCCTACTGCAGTATCAACAGACCCTGGTAACGGAGTATCACTCGGTTCCGATAATTTATTATGGTCTATAAACTTTGCGTTATATGAAACAGAAGGCACTAACAGCCAAGTTCGTCTGCGCTCTTATGGATCCCGTTCTCAATACGTAAGTGAGTCGTGTGATGGCACTAAAGCGGCTCCTGTTGTTTTACCTCTCGGCCAAAATCTTGGTGCATTTTCTTTTAGAGGCTGGAACGGAGTCGATTGGACCGGGTCTAAGGGAATACTTCAAGTCTCCCCTACAGAGGTTTGGACGGAAACTGCAAATGGCTGTAAGTTCACGTTTAGATTAACACCAAATGGTTCGGACGCATTAGTCACTGTATTCGATGTACAGGAGAATGGTCCGAATGCATTAGGTACTAAGTACAGTATGGATGGTGTTCCATTAGAAGCTCATTGGATAAGAGGTCCAGATGCCGACACTACGTTGGAATGGGGAAATAAATATGTAGTAAATTTCTTAGCCTCTCCAAAAACGTATACGGTTCCTCTTGGCGTAGAAGATCCAATACAAACTATAGAGATACACAACGGTTCTAATGAACCAACACAAACGCTAACAATTGCTTCAACATCCCCACAGCAATTTGTAGTCGGAGCCATCTCCGGCGTAACTACATTTGAACTTCCTGCAGGAGCTTCGTGCAGATTAATATTCAGATTTGCTAACGACATTTCTGTACAGTATTACCCACAAACAGATTTACCATAGGAGACCGCCATGAAATATTTTATGTTTTTATTGCTATTATTAAGTTCTTTAACCTTTGCCGATGAAGCCGGTGTATGGGGAGATCCGTTAACTCGCCAAGGAGAAGGTATTTCTTTGCACACACGTGGAGAAACTCTTGTATTCTTCTTCTATACATATATTGACGCAAATGCAGATACTCTGCCTGGCCCTAGTCCGGCTCCTCCTGATATTATAGGCCAGTGTGTAAATTCTTCAACGTGGTTAATGGCAGTGTCAAATAACTTTGATGGACAATCTGCATTTGGAGATGTCTATTTTGCCAAACCGTTTGATTATCCAAATGTGGATATAAACGAAGAGACTTTAGAAAAGTTATACGTTGTTGCTCAGTTCTTTATAGAAAGGGTACCTGGTGGTTGGCAGGTTTCTTTTGGCACTACAGGGTTATTGCCTCCTGGCATGTTTTTATTCAACCATCTGTTTGTATTTAATAATCAAATTATATAGGAGTACGATATGAAAACCACGATGAGTAAACGCGAAATTGCAAAGTTCCACAAATTTCTTGAACAGGATGTTTCTTTGAAAGAATGTTCAAAGTACTTAGGTGTTACTATCCCTGCGCTTAAGAAGTTCTCGCCTACCTTAGTAGAAAAAGCTAAACAGGATCATTTGAGCATTGCAAAGGCTAAGATAGCTCATGAAAAAGAGCAGGAAGAAGCAGCAGAAGTTCTAGCTAAGGCAGCGAAGAAAGTTAAGTCTACTAAAGCTACAGTAAAAGCATAAGGAACTACGATGGCCACTAGCGCTACAGAAATTTGTAACATAGCTATCAGTTGGGTAGCTGGGAACCGATTGACATCTCTTGATGATGATGATTCTACGGAAGCAATTCTCTGTAGGGCTAACTACGATGCTTCGCGCAAGGCTACGTTAGAGTCTAGAGAGTGGACCTTTGCTCAAAAGAGAG